AAATGGTAATGAATGTATCGAAATAGAGCAAATGTAGATTGAGATTGAGTTCTCAAATATTCATCTACTGATTTAGAACCATTGTTAGAATCGTAGAATACAACTATCTCATCTTGCTTTCTTTTATTTTCAATTAAGAAAGGAAGTAGACGTTGTATTTCTACTATTTCATTACAAACTGTTATAGCATAACTAATTTTCATCTTATTCAGGTAATACCCCAATATAAGTTAAAGCCTCTATAAAATCACGTTCTTGGAAATGAGTTAGAGTAGTCATATCCATTTTGTAGTCATACTCTTTACCTTTTTCTTTAAATTTAGCCTTTTCTTCTTCAGACATTAAAGTAGCTTTTACAGCGGCCCATTGCCATTGTTGACCATTTGGACCATCAGCAAATACCATCCCCTTATCAGGGATATTAACTACTGAGGGCATCCAAATAGTTCCGTTTTCGTCTTCACCCATTAATTCTTTATACAACTCAGGAAGTACTTCCATTTGTTGTTGTAAAAATTCTGAGTCACGTTTCATAGCTGTATTAGCTTGGAAACCACAACCGTAACAAAAGTGTAGTTTTACATCTTGATTTACTTCTTGAACGTAGCAAGCATCCGAACCGCAACGATCACATGTAGTTAAATTATCCATTTATTTTTTGTAGTTTAGGAAGTTCTAATTTTATTTCTTTAGGGAATTCTGGGATATGTTCTGTAAGTGCTTGGTCTACTTTTTCAAACATTTTTTCCCAGCTAAATTCGTTTTTGCTTTTATAAGCTTGTCGGTTAGCATTATTTTGATATTTCTTATAATTCTCAAAAATATCTTTAAAGTAATGATTTATTTCCATAGGACTAACATTAAACCATTGAGCTTCTTTTACAAACCAATCATTTAAAACACTTGGATGAAGATTTTTCAATTCACCATTCATTAATGTAGTAAATTCTTTAGATAAAAATTCAGTATGAGCTGACCAATTTGTAGTCATAATTGGTTTTTTAACTAAACTAAATTCAAGTAATGGACGACCAAAACCTTCACCTTTAGTTAAACTAACCATAGCTTTTACTTTAGGATGGTTGTAAATTTCATTCATTTCTTCATCTGTAAATTCACCATGAATAAGGTAAATATTAGGTAAAGAATTAGCAACTACTGTATCCTTAATAGCAGCAATTTTTTTCAGTAGTTCGGCTTTGTCCATGTACGAAGATACCCCACCACTAGTTTTTAAAATTAAAGCTGGTTTTTTAGCTTTATTTTTAAATGTTTCAAAAAATGCTTTAACTAATAATCCCACATTCTTTCTATCTTCACCAAAATCACCTTGCATCCAGTGGCCTACAAACAAATAACAAAAATCTTCTTTAATTGCACTTAAATCAATACTTTTAAGTTGATTAGCTTCAATTACTTTATAAATGTCTGTATCTGCTCCTTCAAAAATAACTTCAATTGGGGTGGTTAGTTTTAAAGTGCCTTGTAATTGTCCTTGTTGATTTTTAATCTCATAAGCCATTGATTCAAATGTCTTTTTAGCAAAATCTGAAGAAGTAATTACAAGATTCATTCGGTTACAACCTTCAATCCATTCACCTTTAACAGCTGTAGTTTCCATACCCGCAGTAATCCCAATATTATATTTTCCCACTGGGGTAAATTCGTTTGGAATAGTAATTTGAGCCCAAATTTCAGGTTGTTGAGTTAATTTAGGTTGAGGTAAAATATATGATTCTAAAAATCCCCACTTATCTTTATGATCTTCAATAAAGCCCCAAGATGTGTTACCCCAACGTTGTGGGAGAATTTTTACATCGTACCTATCAGTTTTAATGATTGCTTTGACGATATCTCTAGAACGTGCTCCATACCCACTATAAGTGTCGATAGGGCAACTTATTACAAAAACTGGTTTCATTAATATATTAATTTATGGTTTAAGACTGGTTTTTTAAATTCATTAGCATTGATAAGCTCATATTTTTCTCTTGGTTTCCAAGTACTAAATAATTGATCAGTGGCTTCAATAAATCTATCAGCTTGATGTTTTGAAGTAAATCCAGCTTCTTTGCTAGTAGCCCATTCACGACCAGCTAAACCTCTTTCTTTTCTTTCTTCGGAAGATAAATTATAAACTTCCATTAAACGTTCAGCTGCATCTTCCCAACGACAACGATCATCAAAAATATAAGGTGTTGGAGGAGAACCTACAATTGAAATATTAGATGGATAAACTGGAAAAGCCCATTTACCGTGCTTTTTATAAGTACCTCTGTGGTTTGAAGGAAAATCAGCATCAAAATCAATCCAAGTACCATCTTCAAATTCAAAACGCATTTGGTCTTGCATACCACCTGTTACATTAGCAATAATAGGAGTACCTGTCAACAATGCTTCTGTAAGTGATAATCCCCAACCTTCGTTTGAAGTAAGCAACATTTGAACATCTGCTAAATTATAAAGATAATTCATTGCTTTGTAATCTAGTCTTCCAGGAGTAAAGATTATATTTACATCTTTAGGAACTAGTGTTTCTATAACTGCTATAAGATCGGTTCCGTGTTCACTAACTAACTCAGTATGAAGTACTAGGGCACATTTATCTGCTTTTTCTTTAGGCAATTGTTGAACAAACTGACTAAATGCTAAGATTGTATCTGGAACTTGTTTGCGGCGAATATTTCTTGAATTGAAAAAAGCTACAAATTCATATTCTTTACCCTTAAACAATTGCTTTTTAAATTCAGTAAATTCTTTATCTTGTTCTTTGTTTTGAATAGGATAAAATACTTCATTATTTAAACCATGAGGTACGTACTTAATAATTTTGTTTTTAGCTTTATCACCTAAAACAAGTTTATTAATATTGACTGTTTGTTTAGAAATACCTAACAAAGCATCACATGATTCGTAAAATGCTTGATTGTAATATGGAGCAGGAAGATCATCCCAAATATTTAAATAAATAATAGGAAGCTTTTTACGAACTTCATTTTCAATAGAAAATAACCATACAAAATAACGTGGATCAGTGATCAACATAATAGCATCTGGTTGTTCTATATTAATAATAGTTCTTAAAAGATTAGCATCTCCATAACCATTATTAGGATAAATCATTACACTAGAATCTTCAATACCTGCTGATGTGTTAGTATCTCCACTTACATCAAAACGTTTTCCGGCATCTGGATGACCTATTGCGGCTCCAAGATTTACCCAATTATAGCGGTGGGCTGTATGGATTACTATTTCTTTACCTACATTACCTACACCTGAGGGTAATCTAATATCATCTGTTAGCAATAGAATTTTCTTTCTTTGCTCCTTCGGAATGTAACCGTTTTTCATAAATTATTGAATATCTAAATCGTTGTGACTGTGGATTTGTTTTCTAAACGTCTCATCTGTAAGATACAAATGAATTGCTCGATCGGCAAGTTTTTGAAATGAAAACTTGTGACGAACGCAAGAAACTTTAAATTCGTCAAATAAGTCACTTTGGATTTTTACACTCGTAAGTGTCATGTCCTTTTTACTCATAACATTGTTTTTAATTAATATAACATATATAAATATATTGGGATTCCTTAAAGTAATCCTCTATCACACAAATCCTTATTGTTTTTAAAAGGACAGTATGTACAATTATATTTTGAGGGATTTTTTAATTGAGGTCCAGTATTATAAGAACCATCTTTGTTAAAAGCCATTTCTATAAACTCTTGAAAGAGCTTAGTAGCTTTATTGAGTTTGATTTTACCAGAAGAAGGTACGTGAATTTGCACTCTAGGATCAGGAAAATCAGGATTACCGTGTAGTTTTCTCTTAACGATAAAATATTCGATATCGATATTATCTACAGGAAACCCAAATTGTTCACTAAAGAACTTTTTGTAAAGAATTAACTGCATGTTTTTAATTTCATCAGTTTTTTCTTTATCTCTCCAACCACGAGTTGAAGTTTTAATATCTATAATCTTAACCTTGTTTAATGTTTCATTGTATAAAACAACATCAAGGAATCCTTTATAGTATAGATTTTTGTAAACAGGATTAGGCTGGAGAGTAATAGGTACTTCAATACCTACTAACCACCAACCTCGTTTACTAAAGTATTTGCCTTTATTTTTCTTAAACCAAGAAAGAATACCTAAACCATCCTCATAGAACTCTCTAAGTTGTTCTGGAGATGAAAAATGTTCTTTTTTATTGCGTTCGTAATCTGTTCTATAGCCTTCTCTTAGTTTTTCTTCGAATTGCCCCTCTAAATCAATTTGATCAGCAGCGGTTTTACTTACGTTATAAAACGCAGTTAAGTAATCTTGTAGCACCGCGTGAATAGCTGTACCGAATGTCATATGAATCGATACTTCAGAGGTATAATGCCCATCCCGATATTGGAGCGCCCACTTGTGTGGGCAGCTCTCAAACATCGAGAATTGACTAAACGATATCATTTTTTGATATCTATGGTCAACGTCTGGGGGCGTGAATTGTTGTACCTCTTTAATTATAGAGGGTATTTTCTTTTTAGCCAAAACTTATTTCCATTTGCCTCTCAAAACCAACTGGGCAATAATCCCGTAGTTTGAGATATCAATAAAACTATCAATTGCTGCTTCTCCTGCTACGTAATTTTTACCACCACGCTTTAGGATATTTTTAAGACGATTGATTTTATCATTACAACGAAGCCAAATCCCTGTAATTGAAAGGTTAATATCGTCTTGGTTTTCAAGTGTTGAACCTAAAGAGATATTACCCAAACCATAATCCATCATCTTACTAGCAAACAATTCATATTGTTCTTTTTGAATTTGTTGAAATTCGTAAGCTAGTTCAGGATATGTTTTTTCAAAATCTGTAACTGATTTATTGTAACCTACTTGTTCTTCCATTTTATAGAGTTTTTACTAATTTGTCTTGTTCTTTTTGGTCAATTCCCATTTGCCACAAAATACTTCGAACACCTGGTTCTCGGATTATATCAATATAGTGATCAGCTTCACCTAAACTACATTCATAATATTTTGCTACGTATTCTGCTACACTTTGTGGTCTTTGTTTTTTACTCGATTTGGTATACTTTAGCCAAACCTTTTTCTTTGGGATCATCTCTCTATAAATGGTATAAATTTGTTTTTTGTTCTGTGGGCTTATCTTTTGAACATAATTTACGAGTTCTACGTAATTTATATCCATCGATAAATATCTATGAACCATATAAGAGTTGAATGAGTCCCATGACTCTTCGCTGAAATCTCCAGGAGGAGTCTTTTTAACTGTTATCTCTTCCAGCCAATCAAATAGTGTCTTCGTAGTCGTCTTTGATGTCACCTGGTAGAGTTTCTTTTAGGATGCGTCCTGTTTTAACATCATAAAACACAGGGATAGGAATAAGTGCATCTTGTGCAGTACCAACAGCAAAACGTGATGCTTTACGCAAAATAATCCCTTCAGCAACTACATAGTTTCCGTCTGGGGTTTCTACTTTTTCTGTATTTTTTAGATCAATATTGAGTTTAAGATCTTGATTTTGATTCATGATAATCTATTATAAAACCAATCGCTACAATTAAATTCATACCTA